TTTTTGTAACTCAAGTCCTTTTAAGACGGTAGCAAATTTACCCATTTTACCAACAGCACTTGCAGGAAGTGAAACGTAGGTTATGGGGTCGGTAAAAGTATTTGCAACAAAATTCATTACTTTGTTTGGAAGCGCATTAGGGTTTCCAACTGTTCCACCTTCACCAAAAGGTTGAAAATCAAAATTACGGGCATTGCTAACAAACTCTTTTATAGAAGGTTTAACTTTATTGCCACGTGCGTCAATTCTTGTTCTGCCAGTAAGAACAGTTAAACCATCAGCAACTTCATTTAACGCAGATTGCAAAGTAGACCTAACAGGCTTACCAACCTCACCAAGCGACAACCATTTTTCTCTACTGGTCAAATTTAAAGGAAGTGTAGCAATATCATACAAACTCTTAAACCAGCCACCACCAACCTGTTTAGGCGCACCACCCATTGCAATATTGCCAAGTTGGTCAACAATACTGTCTTTGCCAACTTCAAACGCTTTAGATTGTGCTTTAGAAATGTTTTGTTCTAATTCATTTTGCGCATCAGCAAAATCTTGTTCATCTTGAGAAGTATCACGTTGCGGTCTTAGGATACGTGACGTACCATCTTTGAACGTGTATATTGCCTTACCTGCATCATCAAAGCCATATCCAGTAGGTCGGTCAAGTGTTTGTTTCTTAACAAACGGTGAACGTGTTACAGCCATGAAAAGTCCCTAAATTAGTATCCTATAATAAGAATACCTGTTCCTAAAACTCCGCTCGCCGCATTGCTTTAACTTGCGCTATACTTTCGTTTCGTTGAGCAGCAGCCCTAGCAGCCGCTTCTTCTTCAGCCTTTTTTTTCGCTGCTGCCGCATCCGCAGCCGCTTTAGCAGCCCCATCATCGGCTGGCGGTTCTTCAGGTTTTTTAGGTTCTTCAGGTTTTTTAGGTTCTTCAGGTTTTGGCACATAACCATACTGTTGCATAGTTTGCGCCCTTATTGCTGCAGCCGAATCTTCTTGCGCTGCCTGTCTAGCATAAACGTTTTCACTTGCTTGTGCTTTTTGCAACGCAATATCTTGCAAACGTTTATTTAGGTCAGCCTGCATACCAGCCTTAATACGTGGTTCCTGACCAGCCAAACCTTGCAAAGCAGCAGTAGTAGCACCAGTAGCAGCACGTTTACTAGCAATGTCAAAGTTTTGTTGCCCAACATTCAATTGACTAGCAGCCCACTTACCCAAATCTGATGTACTAGTAGCAAACTGTTTAGCAAAATCACTTATAGCCTGCACCTCGCCAGTACCAGCACCTTGAGATTGTAATGCAGCCAACAAAGGATTTGTTGGTGCTTCTAAAGTACTAATAGGAACATCTTTATAAGCGACACTATCAACAAAGTTTTTTAAGAAATCTTCACCCGCACCCATAACTTGTCCACGTGCAGTTTTAAAATCATTAGCCAATAGTTCAAGTTGTGTAGCAAATTCGCTATCAGCCATAGTTTTCATTGGGTCATAAAGTTCTTTAATTCTTATCAAACCTTCAGTGGTTCGTTTTCCTGCTTGTGAAAACAGATAATCAGCAGCAGCGTTACCACCCGCAATACCACGAAGTCTAGTTTCGGCTGCTAACGCATCTTCACGTGCTATTTGACGTTTTTCTGCATCAACTTGTTGTTGTTGCGCACGTGCCTCTGCTGCAACTTGTGCTTCACGGTCACGTTTTTCTTTAGCCAAAGCATCTATACGTTCTTGCGCACGAACAGCAGCAGCAGTACCAGCAGCAGCACGTTGTAAATCTAATTGTGCTTGACGATATTTGTCCTCACGTGCATTATCCAACAATGTTTGTTTTGTTGAAAAGTTTTGTGACATTATAACATTGTTGCGGTCAACTATTTCTTGTCGTGCTGACGTTTGTGCTTCTATCTGTCCCTGCAGCAACGCCTGACGTGGTTTTAACCACGAATCAGGCGGCATAACATTTGCGGTTTTTTTGTTTTCTTTTTGCCACGCAAGAACATCTTCATTATATTTTTTATACAAAGCATCCAAATTTAATGGTGGAACAGGAACAGGTTGTTGCAAAGCAGGATTAGGTGGACCAAGTGGCTCACCATTTTGTACCCATTTGCCATTAACTAATTTAAACGACATAACACCCCCTAGTAGGCAGCATACTGCTTGAGGGCAGTAGCCGAACTAATAATATCTCTTTGTTTTTGTAAACGTAACTGCGTCAAATAATCCTCAAGGTCAGCCTGAGATGCTGCTTCACTCATAGCAATACGGTTCTGTTCATCCTGTAGCATTTGTGTTTCATCAGATATTCCACGTTGCATATCGGCAGCGTAACGTTCTAAACCTTTACGTTGTATACCCGAAGCCACACCAGGACCAGCCAAACCACGTTTACCATAACTAGCCATTTGTGGGCGAAAACCTTCGGTGAGTTTACGTGTCAAGTCCGCTATATTGCGTGTGCCACGTTGTTGCCCCAGAAACGCAGCCTGTCGGTTCGCTATTGAGGTTGCGGAACGGCGTTTACGGGCAGATGCTTCAGCCATCCCGTAATCGCCATAATATGCGTCTATCATTGACATAATGTTACCTAATTGCTTTCAACTGTTTTAATTCGTCTATTTCTTTTTGTAAACGTTCTAGTTCAGCCTGAAGTGACACAAAAATGTTTTGTAAAACATTTTTGTCCACACTTGTCAGCAAAGACAACGAGTTAACAGACCAAGCCATTAACCGAACACCTGCGAACCCAACACCAACTGGTCACTGTCACCAGTAACGCTCGTACCTGATGCCGCTGCTGTTAAACGACCAGCCGAATCAACTGTAATGTTTGCTGTTGTGTAAACACCAGCAACCACACCAGTTGCAGACATTGCAGCCGAGTTTACAGCCCCAGCGTCAATGTTTGTGCCAGCCGCCAACGCTTCAGTAAACGTTTTAATAGCAACAAAGTTTGCATTAACTTCAGTCGCAATAGCGGCTGTGCCGTTTGTAAAACTATGTGGAATAGTAAGTGTAGCCATTGTTATCCTTTAACCTGTCTAGGTTGATATTTGTATCCAATACTGTTAATTCCCCACAACTGTCCCAAAGGACCGTTAAACTCTAGTTGAACAGTTTGGGCTAAACCCAAATTGTTTCCAGTAATCAACAAAGAACTAATAGCACCAGTAGACCAATTATCCCCCCAATTACTAGACCCCCAAACCATACCAGAACCAATTGGTGATTGTGTTAAATTAAAAGTTCTACGTTCATTACCATCAGCCTCATCAAAATCATGATAAACTTTAACACCAATAGTTTGATTTACAGCAGATTGTTTAATAACAAACTCTGGACGGCGAAACATTTTACGTTGAGTATAGGAACCAGCATCAAACCATTTAGTACGATACTTACTAGTATAAGAAACATCAGTGCCAGAAATATTATCAAGTTCTTCATCATACATATCAATCTGTAAAACATAAGGTAAAGTTGGATGAGTTAGTAAACGAAACTCAACATTGGACGCATTATGCCAGTTACATCCAGCAGTCAAACCTTTGCCGTCCGCAGTTGAAAACTGCATCCAAGAACCCTTAGCACTAATAGTTGGGTCATAAACAAAATTAACAGTACTATTTGATACAGCACCAGTCCTAGAATAAGGTGCAGAAACCCACAACCGTTGACCAATCCAACTTAAATGAAAACCATCTTCAACACCAACAGTAATATAATCCAAATCAATAATAGGTCTAAGGTTTTCAAAAATGTCCGTAATAGTAGAACCGTTATAATAATATACACCTTCAGGATTAGAAAAGAAATATACACCTTTGTCGCTAACAGCAATATTGTGTGGTGTGTCAACACCAAGATTACTAGAAACTTCTACAACTTGGAAATTATCTGAATCGTAACCAAACAAAGCAAAAATTGCGTTTGGTTTAAAAATAATTAACTGACCAGCAACAGTAGCCAAACCAGTAATACGATTACCGCCAGCATTAATTTCAATATAATCATCTTCATTCCAGTTCTCAGGTGCATTTTCCAACGACCAATGCAAACGATTCGGATAATCAACACCATCAACACGAACATTAGCGGCAAACATTTTATTAGCATGAACATGCAACAACTCCGCTGTCGGCATTTTCCGCTCACCTGTAGTAGGAGTAGTTTGCCAAGCATGCGGCGCAGTACCACTTGCTGTCAACGCCGTAGCATACGTGCTAGCAGTATCCCAAACATAGCCACCGTTGCCAGCAGTCCCAACAGCAATATACAATTTAGTACCCCACTGTGCAAAACTAGCACCATGCGTACTAGTAGCAACAATAGGATTACCAGAACTATATTCCAACAAACTAAAATCAGCACCAGTAGACCGATAAACTCTAGTTTCTGTAGACAACATTATACGTGGTGTAGCACCATAAAACGGAAACAACGATTGTGGTGTCCAAGTACCAGATACCGCCGTACTATTAATACGGCGCATAGCACCACGACTAAAAACACCACCTCTAGGGTCAATTTCAACATTCAACATATCAGGAGATTCATTATCAGCCAACTGAAACTGGTCGGCACGAAAGTTTAGCCCCCCAGTAAAATCTTTCAGTTCACGAACTTTAACTTTAGCCATTAGTTAAGTTTTAAATCCTGTCCCATACGTCGCATCCAATCCTGAAAGGTTGGACGACCAGAAGTTTGCCCCTGAGATAAACGCAAATGCGCATGACTACTAGGTTTCATAATATTCTCTTTAGCCAAGACAACACCTTCGTCAAAAGCACGTTTATATTCTTGTGCCATAACCGTGTCCTCAAGGCGTTGATATACACGGCTGCAAGCATAATACACTAAAGGAAAATGCAAAGACGGACTGGCATCAACCGCACCACCAGTAGTAACCCAATCAATCGGTTCACGATAAGCCCGCACCTTCAAGGTGCGAACATTGTTTGGTTTGGGAAACAAATGAATTTTACCTTCCCAAATAGCATAAAACAACGGGTCAGCAGATGTATCATACGAACCGATATAAGTATTTTCACCCATATCAAGTCCAACCATATCCAAACGCAAACCCGTACCCGTAGGGTCAACAATAGAAATAACCTGACCAATAGGGTCAGCAGTAAAGGCACTAATGGTGTATTCACGTTGCTCGGCAACAGTATTAAAAGTAAACGACTTCTCTAGGAAAGACCAGCGTTTTTCCATATCCAATATACGGTAATATCCGTCACGGATATAAACATTCAACAACGAATCTGGTAGGTCCTCACTATCTAGGTCAGTGATGTCACGGACGGTTTGACGCAACGTTGTTGCGGTCATTGTTGCGTATGCCATTGTTATTCCTCGGATTCAATTTGTTCAGCCAACTCAGCCAAATTAACAGCCT